GGATCGCGGAAGGGGACGGCGAGACCTTGGCGCACACTGGCGAGCAGCAGGCGGTCAGCTGCATCGGTCACGCTGCTGCCTTGGTGGGCTCGATCCCAAAGAAGTCGTTCGCCGTTACTTGGCCGCCAGTTTCGCTGGCGATTATCGGCATGGTGTCTTTGTCGGGGATTCTCTCGCCAGCGGCGTACCGACGTACAGACTCCGGGGTGCGCCCAATCCTTGCCGCGAACTGGGGCACTGTGATCTCGTGGTTGGAGAGCCAGTCTCGAAGCGTCATGCGGTGAACTCCTTGCAACACCATTATGGTGCTACAGCACCGCATCGGTCAACACCAAAATGGAGTATGGCTGCCCCGCACCAGATTGGTGCAGAAGGTGGCGTGCCCAGCGTCAACAATATCGAGCGGTTTCGCGAGGAGAGGGGCTGGAAACGGCCTGAGCTTGCGCGCCGAATGGGGACCACACCTCAGCAGGTTGAGCGTCTAGAGAAGGGTCAGCGTGGCTTGTCCGTCGACTGGATTGACAAGGCCGCCGATGCGCTCGGCGTGAGGCCAGCTCAGATCATCACGCCAGTGGGCGAAGATGGAGTGGAATTCAGCCGGAGCGAGCCGCCATCGATAGAGGATGTGGCAAGCGAACATGGCTTCGCCTTCCTTGAAGAACTCGACCTGGCACTCGGCATGGGCGCGTCATTCCTGGACGGGCACCCTGAGGTTCGAGGGTTGGTTCCATTCAAGCTCGACTGGCTCGAGGGTTTGCACGACGGCCCGCTCGACCGCCTCAAGGTAGTCCGCGGCCGGGGTGACTCAATGCAGCCGACGATTTGGGACGGCGACATCGTGCTGATCGACACAGCTCACCGCCGCATCGACGATCAGGATCGCATCTGGGCCGTGGCATACGGTGATCTCGGCATGATCCGTCGGATTCGCGTTACGCCTCGGGGCACTTGGCAGTTGATGCCTGACAACCAAGTCGTGCGACCTGACGAAGTGGGTGATGGCGAGGTGGCAATAATTGGACGAGTGATCTGGATCGGCAGACGCTTCTGATGAAGCAGGACGGATGATCGTCAAGACAGCCGCGATGCTCATTCTTCTTCTAGGGGCTGCAATCATAGCCGCCCTCGGTGTTTGGTTCGCCTTCAACATGCATAAGGGCTGGCTAGACGCGCGCAGCGGGTCAGACGATGGCGAGCCTGGATGGATGATCTTTGGCGCCCTCGGACTTATCGCATGCGCGATTACGCTAATTGGCCTCGCCTATAATCTCGCGTCGGGTCTCGGTTAGAGATGAGTCCCCATGGCGGAGATACGACGCTACCTCAGATGTCCCTCGCGATCGTCGGCGCCGACTTTCCCAACAAGCGCGGCCCCGGCCGACGCTTTGAGATCGCACTCTGCTCGCCTGGCGAGCCCGTGGAGCTGCGGCTCGAACCTCGCAACGAGGCCGACCCCTCGGCCGTCGCTGTGTACAGCTGCCGAGGCGTGCAGCTCGGCTACCTGAGTGCGGAACGGTGTGGTCGCATCGGCGGGTTGATCCGTCAGGGGCGGGAGGTCCGTGCGATCTTCCAGGAAGCCACGCGCTCCGGAGCTATCATAAGGGCCTCGTTCGATGGCGAAGGGCCCTGCCTGCCACAACGTGCATCCGCTACGGCGCAGGCCTTGGCCCATTCGGATGAGGAGCACGACTTTTGGCCCGACCCGGACTGGCCCGACGAGTAGAAGGCGGGCTAACACCAATACGGTGTTGACAGGTGAGCACCAATATGGTGTTGTCTCTCCATCAGCCGGGTGAGCGAAACGCAGACCCCGGCTCCAGATGGAGACGGTTCTCATGGCGCAAGCCTTCCACACCGACGACACCCTAAGCCGCTTCCCGCCGCTCGCTGAGCGCATCCGCCGCACGGGCGCGATCGTCGCAAGCTTCCCGCCGAAGCCGAAGCGGCAGTCATTCGCGCTGACCGACGAGCAGGTCGAAGAACTGGCCGCGATGACGCCGGGCAACCGCAAGGTGCAGCTGTCGATCCTGGCTTACGACCATGAGTACGAACAGCGGCGGCTGATCCACCACTACGGCGGGTCGGGGCTCATGCCGATGTACCTTGAGCTGGCGCTGGCCAACGAGTGGCCCGTGATCCGGGACGCGCGGATTGCCGAGGCTTGTGCGGCTTTTGAGGCGTCTCAGATGGGAGCGGCCGCATGAACCGCTCGGGCTATGACGAGGACAGCTGCCTCGACCAGTGGAGCCACATTCGGTGGCGCGGGCAAGTTGCCAGCGCGATCCGCGGCAAGAGGGGGCAGACTTTTCTTCACGAACTGGCGGACGCACTCGATGCGATGCCTGAAAAGCGGCTGATCGCGCATGAACTGCAGGAGGGCGCGAACGTATGCGCCATCGGCAGCGTCGGAGTGCAGCGTTGATCTGGCTGCTTTGGATCCCGAGGACCCAAACGGCATCGCCGGCGCATTTGGCATCGCTCATCAGCTCGTCCGCGAAATCGAGTACATGAACGACGAGGCCTACTACGACATCACGCCGGAGAAGCGCTGGCAGGTTATGCGCGCCTGGGTTGCCGAGAACCTGTTGGCTGCGCCAGAAGACACCGCCCGCAAGACCGGCGGTGAAGCATGACCGCCGCAGTCCTCCTCCATTTCGACACGGCCGTCGCCACCCTGCGCCCGAAGCCGACGCTCCTGAGCCTGGCGCGCCTCGCGGTGCAGGCCGACGAAGCCGAGCGGGTGCACCTCACCGCCGAAGACAACGCCGACGCCACGCTCCCCACTGACATCGAACTGTGGACCGCCAAGATCGCGGCGCGGGAGGCGTTCTTCGCCGCGATGGAAGCCGAGACGGGCATCGATCGCGCGTTGTTCGCCAAGCTGGAGGAGCTGTGATGATCGTCAAGATCCAGCGGCCTCTGGTCTCGAACGACCCGGCGCCGAAAGCGCTCGTCTACAACCGGCCGCGCACCTTCGAAGCGCAGATGGCAATTACGCCAGACATCGAGGCGCTGTTCGCCGACGGTTCGCGCAAGGTCTACCACAAGGCCAACCTGAGCGGCAGCGAACTCCAAATCGGACGGCGCGTGCGGGGGCTGGACTGGTGACCCGCCGCGCCCACATGGACGGGTTCTGCGCCGGCGCCGTCATTGCGCTCGCAATCTTTGGCCTCGCCGAAGCGATCCATCACGCCGGGCTCAATCCGTTCATCTCCCCCGCCGCCGTGGCGGATTCCCTCCCTCCCGCGCTGGCCACGGACGGCGCGGATCAGGGAGGGCAGGGGTGACCATCCGCTACTACAACGACCTGATCCAAGGCTCGGACGAGTGGCATCAGGCCCGCTGCGGCCTGATCACCGGCTCCGAAGTAAAGTATCTGCTCTCGCCGAAGACGTTCAAGATCGCTGAGAACGAGAAGAAGCGCGCCCATCTGTGGGAACTCGCCGCCCAGCGTATCAGTGGATACGTCGAGCCCAGCTACATCGGCGACGATATGCTGCGCGGCCACGAGGACGAGATCGAGGCGCGCAATCTCTACCGGAAGCACTTCGCGCCGGTCGAGGAATGCGGCATCGTCACGAACGACAAATGGGGCTTCGTGCTCGGCTGCTCGCCGGACGGATTGGTCGGCGACGACGGCCTAATTGAGGCGAAGTCGCGCCGGCAGAAGTACCAGGTGCAGACGATCGTCGAGCATTGGGTCGATGGCACGGTGCCGGAAGACTACGTGCTGCAGGTCCAGACCGAGTTGCTGGTGACGGAGCGCAAGTGGTGCGACCTGATCAGCTACAGCGGCGGCCTGCCGATGATCCCGATGCGGGTCTACCCCGACGCGAAGATCCAAGACACGATCCTTGAGGCGGCCGCCAAGTTCGAGGCCGGCATCGCCGAGGCCGTCGCCAACTATCACGCCGCGCTCGAGAACGATGCGCGCCTGATCCCCACCGAACGCCGGATCGAACAGGAAATGTTCGTCTGACCACCACCCATCCTACGCAGGCGGGGGCTCGCCCCGCAACCGGACAACTGGAGTAGATCATGAACCAACACGTAAACATGGCGCAGTTCACCGCGCCGAAGAGCGACCAGATCAATGCCGACGATTTGATCGGCGGCCCCATGACGATCGTCGTGACGGCCGTTTCGGCAAACGAGGCGGCGCCGGAGCAGCCGGTAAATATCTCGTTCGAAGGGGACGGCGGCAAACCGTTCCGCCCGTGCAAGTCGATGCGCCGCGTAATGGTTCACATCTGGGGCGCCGATGCCAGCAAGTACGTCGGCCGGGCGATGACGCTCTACCGCGATCCCAAGGTCCAGTTCGGCGGGATGCAGGTCGGCGGGATCCGCATCAGCCACATGAGCGACATTCCGGCCGACAAGCTGAGCGATGGCAAGGTGCAGATGGCGCTGACCGCGACCAGGGCGAAGCGCGCGCCGTTCACGGTGCTGCCGCTCAAGGACGTGCCGAAGAGCAATGCCAGCGACGAAATGCAGGCATGGGCCGATACGTTCATGAGGAACGTCGGCCGCGCGCCAGACACGGCCAAGCTGGACGCCTTCGTTGCGGGCAAGGCCGATCGCCTTGCCGCGCTTCAGCAGGGGCAAGCGGACCTGCACGCGCAGTGTCAGGCCGCGATCAGTAAGCGCCGGGAGGAGTTGGCGCCGGCCGACACTGCCGATGAGGAAGACCCGTTCACTGACGAGCCGGACGAGACCTCCGCCAACTACGACGGCTTCATCACCGGCATCACCACCCGCATCGCCGCCGCCGACACCCACGACGCGATCGACGAGATCCTCGAAGACATCAGCCGCGCCGACCACGTGCCCGACCTGGAGAAGAGCAAGCTCGAGGCGGGAGCGCTGCGCAAGCGGAGGGCGGTGTGATGAGGGGGCCCGCGCGCGCGATCAGCGTCGATCAGTTCCGTGCCGAGGTGAAGGCCGATAGCGAAAAGGTTGGCGGTAAGGAGAAGGTGCAGTTCCGCTGCCCAATGTGCCGCTGCGATCAGTCCGCCGAGGATTTGATCGCAGCCGGGGACGGGGCGTCGTTAGCAGACGTCGAGCGCTTCCTCGCTTTCTCCTGCGTGGGGCGCTGGCAGGCCGCTGGCTCACCCCGCGCTGAGGCCGACGGCAAGCCCTGCAACTGGACCCTCGGCGGACTATTCACCTGGTCGGACCTCGTGGTCGAGACACCAGACGGTGAAAAGCACCCGCGTTTCGAGCTGACCAGCAAGTGCTTAGAGCAGGTCCATGGCTGACCGCGGCATCGAACAGTCCGCTACGGTGCGACGCATCGTTGGGCCCACCATCTTGCTGTCTGGAGGCGAGTACTTCGACTTCCTGGATCCTAGCAGCTGCGGCTTCCACATCGAGGACATCGCCCATGGCCTCTCGAACATCTGCCGGTTCGCTGGCCACTGTCGCGAGTTCTACTCAGTCGCGCAGCACAGTGTGTATGTCAGCCAGCTCGTGCCGCCGGAGCATGCTTTCGCCGGCCTGATGCACGACGCCGTAGAAGCGTTCGTCGGCGACATGGCGAAGCCGCTGAAGGACCTGCTGCCGGCCTACCGCGAGATCGAACACGCCATCGAGGCAGCGCTCTTCGCAAGGTACGGGCTCCTCCTGCCGATGCACCATTCGATTAAGGAGGCCGACATCGTGATGCTCGCTACCGAGCAGGTCGCGCTCATGCAGAACCGCGACACCTGGCACTACACGCACGGCCGCCAGCCTGCCGACATCGAGATCCGGCCGATGCCGCCCCGGGAAGCCAAGTGGTTCTTCCTGGACCGCTACATCGAACTCACACGCAGGAGCGAGGCATGAGCGCTCGAATCCACGCCGCCGGCGCCAGCGAGCGCCCGCGCCGAACCTTTGAAACGCCGCCGATCGTCTTCGTGGCTTATCCCGAGCACATCGCCCGGTGCTGCGAAGCCATTCGTGCACGGCATCGCGGCGAAGCGGGTGTGCAACTGCCGGATGGCACCTGGTTCATTGCTGGGCGCGATGGGCCCGTCGAAAGGCGGGTGCTCTGATGGCTGAGAAGCTATCCCGACAGGTAGAGGTGATCCAGGCGGACTTGGATGCTGCCAAAGAATGGTTCCGCAGCAGAAGTAGTGCCAAGCTGGAAGAACACTTCGCCCGTCATCGCCTAACTCACTCTCCCTCCCCTGAACTCGAGCATGACGAAATTGACGGCATAGTGAAGCGGGCCACGGACGGTTTTCGAGCAGACCTAAAGCGCATACTTGGCGACACTGCGCCTGATTACCGGCTCAACTTGGCCAAAGCGCTGTTTGAGGCCGTGTATGGCAAGAGTCTGATCGCGTGGTCTGATGTGACGCAGGCTTACTGGCTCGCCAAGGCAGGCGCCGTTCTTAAAGCCCTCTCCGCTGGTAAGGGGGAGGGGCGAGCGTGACGAAACCGACCCGCCTCTACGCCGAAGACACAAAGGTCCCGGTCCAGCAATCAATTGCCGAGATCCAGCGCACCATCTCACGTTATGCCGGCGAGCAATTCCTCTACGCCGTAGCCGAGGATCGCATCATCGTCGGGTTCAGCAAAGAAGGCCGGCAAGTCCGGTTTCAGGTGTCGCAGGACGCCAACGCGCAGAACAACCGGCGCCTCGCGCGGGCGCTCCTGC